GAAGAACTGTAACCATGGTTGCGTCAACATTCCGCTGCGCGGATCGACGAGCGGAGAAGCACTGATGGGAAACCCCTGTTGAGTATTCTGCGTGCTGCTCATGTGGAACACACCGTGAAATCAACGTATGCCCCGTTCAGAGCTGTACGATACGGTTGAGACCATGATAGCTCGAATACCCTGTCTCTGGCTAAGCCAAGACGACGCCATTGAACAGTAGTCAAGAACTCGCCGGTTGCACCGACTGTCTGTTCAACTGGCGTACCCCAACTCTGGCCTCTAGTATCGCTCCACCGTAAAGCGACGACTGGAGACGCCAAGTTGATGTTAGCTGTACCTACTTCCATGTCTGCGATGAATTGGTTATAGATCACCCTCTTCGCATCGGAGCCCAAATGCGGAAACGATCTGATACGGCGGATGGGACTACCATCGTCAGTATAAACTTGATCGCTCATTTCATAGATGCGGCCGTTCTCAAAGTCACCAACCACATGCCTACCGTAAGCGAACGCATGGCAATTGGACCTATGGCGATGGAGATTGCCATTCGAGTCCATCCATGCCCGCTGATGCCAGAGGTTCTCTACAGCATCATAGACCCAGGTCTTATCTGCTGTAGGGAAAGTCAAGACATAAAAGACGTGGCCGCCACTCTGATAGGTATAAGCGATGGCGTCATCAACACGACTGTATGTAGACCATTCAGCCTCGAGAGCAAAGGTCGATACCTTCTGCGGATCGTAACCAATCGTCCGCATCACGACAGCTTGACCACGGTCATTTTTGGTTAGCCACATCACCGTAGCGCCGTCTTTGGCTACTGAATACGGAGCACAGGTACCGTGTTCAACAAAAGTGCCAGGAAGAGAGGCGAACGGGAAGGCGCTACCGCCGACGTTATGCCACACCTCGGTAGTTTTCTCACCAATCAACCAAATCTCACGACGTTTGACTATAAGCGTAGCAAGACGATCTGGAGCAGCTGTTTTCTGAGCGTAATAAAGTCCATCGAAAATTGTGTTATTGGATAGCGTCGTATAGAACTGCTTCGTTCCGGGTCGATTGAAGATTAGGAACGAGTCAAGGTACGCTACGTTGGTAGCACCATAGAAGTTGGGGTCTAAAATCTGACTGAAGGCATTGGTAGTCAGATCCACAAGATAACCGTTGGTTGTGCCATCAACAATAACTAGCGTGGTACTGTTGTCTTGCATCCCCACCGGCGTTGTACCTGAAGTAGCCATGGTTCCAAGCAGTGTCATGTTCCACGAGCTGTTGATGTAATAAACTTTGTTCCCTACGACAGCGTAGAGCTTACCGTTTGACGAGTAATACAGCCCGCGGACAGGAGCAGCGTTCGGGGACACAACCAGCGTCGTCAAACCTGGCGTGGGGTAATGGGTGAATTCAGAAGCAGCGTGTTCGGGGTTCTTCTCGGGGAACAAGTTAACACAGCGCTGAGCGTCAGCAATGACGCTCCTCGCTGTGTACGCTCCACCAATGAGAGGAACCTTGACCATCTTTCAATCTCTATCAATGTTTCTCTTTCACCGAACTTGATCAGAGTAAGGGTTGTAAATCCTCCCACCCGAAAGACCAATCGGCATCGTAAGACGCCCAATTTGAGTATTGGCTCCGCGAATGGTATTGAGTGCATCATTCGCAAGAGCAGCAACCATATCGTTGGGAGGTACAGGTAGCTGATAGGCGGAGCGAAGACGCAGAGCCAGATTGTAATGCAAAGCAGCCATGTACTCTGGAGGAAGAGCGATTTCTTGCGTGAGAGATGTGAACTCAGGAAGTTGCTCCATGAACGTAAGATGCAGCTCGTAGAGGTTAGCTTGCGGGTATGGGTACGGCCACACGCGACCTATGGGATAATCTGTGTCGTAGAAAATGTAGCTCGGAAAGGACTGCAATCCCTTGATCCTGATACGATTGTAGTCTTCCCGACTTTGAAGAACTTCCAACGGAAAGTCCACCGCGTTGCTAGGAATGGTGCCCTGTATATTGTTTGACACGGCAGGAGTGAACGACATCGCTGGCGCCACAGTATAAACCACCTGAACAGCATCATCCGCGGATAGTGAAATCGGCGAAGTTGTTGTTTGCCACGCAGAGTCACCAGAGATCCTTGAAACAAAAAGTCCGGTAACATTTCCACCGCTGACCAACAACGTTCCGTTGGACGGAGCAATGTAAACAAAAGGTGAGCCGGATGGTGTCACAGTTACCGGTGGGTTAGACGGGATGGGCGCGCCGGGGTTCTGGCGCAAGAATGCTGCATGGAGACGGTGTGGCCGTCTCGGCAGATTGAAGTCACCACCAGGCCCAACAGTGTAGGATTGAGCTCCTGTGCTGATCTTAGCTACATCTACGAGATGCCAGATCAGCCATCGTTTACGAGCCCACGTTGATACCATCCAGTTGAGACGACGGAAAGCGTCGTCAACATCTTCTGAAAGCGGAGTTTGACCGACACCTAAAGCACCAGCATCCTTCAGCGCTAACTTGATAATGTCAAGAGGAGTCGGCATAGATCAGACCATCCGCCGCCGACGGCGCCCGCGGACTCCAGTCTCATCAACTGGAAGTTGCCCCTCTGAGATCTCGTCTTTGTTGGATTCCTCTGAAATCAAACTTCCACCGAGATCATGGGAATTCACACTTACACTGAAATCCTCAGAAACCTGGTTCTCATCAGGCTTCTCATCAGTAGTTGTAGCGGCGATCAGCATGTTTGTTTCCACGGGCTCAACACCGCTGGAGCAAACACTGAGCTCTTCAGATTTGCTGTGGACGATTACATCATTACCAGATGCATCCTTCACCCATTTGGGATACTCGCGGAACTCATAATCCGGAAACTTGAGATGGCTGAAAGCGACGGAAACCATGGGAGATGCTCCTTACCGGATTGTAGATTGAGGCGGGACCGAAGTCCCGCCCCATGAACTACCGCAGCCGCCTCACACGGCGTCAGCCACGACGCACGCCCACTCCGGACGAACCCAGAGATAGCCGTAGAGAATGTCGAGACGAGTAATAAACTGGTCAGTACCGACGGCATAGGCAGTGACCATTCGCATGGACACGCCGTCATAAGCCTCGCGCGCCGCTTCGTGCACGCCCCTGGGCAGCTCCAGATCGGCGGTGGCCATAGTGACCGCCTCTGGACAAAAGACAAAGGACTTGCGGTAGGTCACCGATGGATTGGTAACCTGGTTCACAACAGCGTTGTTGGCAGGAGACGCAGTCACAGTCTGATACTGTACCGCGTTGCCACCGGACGCTGGGACGATCGCAGGATAGATCGGGATCGACGTGGCGCCGGACGGAACGTTGGCAGTTACGACGAACTGACGCAACGAGCCCGTAGATTGCTTCGTGATCCGGTTCACCGCAAATACGCCGGCGATAGTGATGATATCACCAGCATTCAGAGTGCCAGGCAGTGGGTTGACCACCAGTGTCGTTCCGGTCTGGCCGGCACCGTTCACAGTAGCTGAACCATGAGCAAGTGTTCCCGTCGTGTGCTTGATGACGGTCTGATCTCGCATCCAGTCGAAGCCCAGCGCCTGCTGCATCATGCCAGTGGTATACTGGCGGCTGATGGTCGGAGACGGGTTGAACAGGCCCGCCAGAGAGGCGAGCATCCTGGCCTCGGTGAAAGGATCATTTACAACCTTACGGTTACCGGTCGGGGCTGAGTTGATGTCCAGCAGAGCGCCGGCCTGCAGGAACGTAGAGGCCACGGGAGACAGGATGTTATTGGAACCATCCGTATTGGCGACGAAGTTGCAGATGCCTCCTTCAACTCCAGACATGATGTCTGCCGCCACGGCACCGGCGATGTTGTTCACGGCCGGAGCGAGGATGCGCCTGGAGTAATCGTCCAGCGACATCGTCCGGTCTACTGAGGAGAACGCCACGTCGACACCCTTTTGGGTGGCAACCACAAGTGTGGTGCTCGGCTCAGTCGTGTCCTGCACCTGCGCAGCAGGACCCGAGCGCACGACATAGTCGTTCGGCAGCCGGATGCGGAGACTGGTGCCGATCTTCGCTCCGGTGTTGGCGAAAGACGCGTCGTACTGAGTATCGATGTTCTGGAGGAATGCGTTGGAGTTCTTCCAGAGACGCACAGCCTCGCGAGTGATCTGGTTGATCGTAAGCAGAGAGTTAGCCACTTGACCTGCTCCTATGAATGATGACCCCGAAGGGCCGGGTTATGGGTGAAGCCAGCTGGAAGATCTGTAGCATCCGGCTGGAGTCGCTTGGCGCCTGTGACCAAGCAATTTTGGAGCAGGCCAAAGCTGCAGACTTTACCCCCCCGGTCTGCGAGCGGGACCGACCTACTCAGGAGAGACGGCGCCTCTTTTCCTCGAGCTGCTTCTCGCGCCATGCCATCCACTCCTGAATTGTCATCTTCTCCGGGTCAGGCTCGGCGTTTGCCGCACCTTTGACCGGCTTGATAGGCTCCGGGGCCTTGGACATAGGTGCCGCCTTCGATGGCTTAGAAGCCAGTTTGGCAATCTCAACAGCCATCTTGATCGGCGGCATCCTCATGACCTTATAGGCCAGATCTCGATCCTTCGCCAGTTCATAGAGGATCTTATGGGGATTGCCGGCTTCGATAGCGGCTTCAATCACAGCCGGGGTCAACCCGCCGACATCCCGAAAGTTCCCCAGAACTTCGTCGAAATCATCATAAGCCGCTTTTCCGGCCTCGTACACATCATTGCACGCTTTGTTGAAAGCCTCGATACGAAGCTTCTCTTCTGCCTTCTTCTCAGCCAGAGCCTCGATGTCGCGCTCCGAGAAGCTCCTCATCTCGGAATAATCGCTATCTTTCTTCTCCCGTTTGAGAAGCTCCAACTGGGCCTCCAGCTCACGAGCCCTGGCCTCGGCGGCCTCCTTTTCTCGGCGGGCGTCCCACTTCTCCTTGGTCAGATCGTCGATCCGCTTCTGAAACCAAGGCTTTTCTCTCTTAGTGGAGTCGCCAGCTTCTCGGTCTTCGACCTTAGGCTCAGCTCCCTGATCTTCGACAGACTTGGAGTTTTCACTAGCAGTTTCAACCTGCGTCCCAGCTGCCACGTTCTTGACGTTTTCGACGTTCTCGATGTTCTGTTCCTGAGTCTCGCTCATGTTCTAACTCCATGGATCATTTTGCCCGGTGTAACGGACCGCCGGTAGTCCTTCCGCCCACAATGGGCTGGATCAACAGATCGTGACCACACGATTGCGAATGCCACGACCAAACTTGAGTGTTTTGTCTAAAACGAGGGCTTCAAAAATTGCTTCCTTCTGTTCCAGTGGTACTGAGTTCGAAGCTAGCATGTTAGCCAGCACTTGACGAGCTTGCTCGATAAGGGATCCGTACGTAGCCTCTACAAAAGCTTTCTGACTCGGATTTAGAGCATACCACTCATTCCTCTTAGCAAGCTCCTCATATACAGCCGCTGCCATTTCCTTGGCAGTCTCGGCCACTAGCTTATGGCAGTGAAGCTTTCTCATCATCACCTCCTATATAGTAATTCAAATCTTAGGTCGAAACTCTTTTACCTTCCTTCCCCCTTGAACGGGTCGTGATCAACCTCCCTGAGGTGGACACCGGTGATATCTCTGACTTTCTCGCCTCGGATATTATACTGCTCGATTGCCTTGATAAAATCTGGATGGAAGACCACATAGTTGTATGTGCGCTCCGGCATAACGATTTGCAAACGATGCTCATTTTTGTTCAACCAATCCAAGAACTCATCCGCATGAGCAGGATAACTCGGGCGCATCACATTATAAAAATAATCTCGTACATCATCAATAGATCTAAAAATACGTCCATAAGCAGTGCGAAAAGGTAAACTAATGATACCCCAGTAATCCTTATAATCTACTTTTCCTTTGAGCCGATTATCTTCAAATTCCGGCGTAGTGTGATTAGTGATGCCGTTGTAAACTTTCAGCCCATCAAGAAAAACATCAGGAGCATCACGACGACTTCCCTGATCTAGATACTTGATACCATGAATACCATGTTTAAGAAGAGCTTCCGAAGCTTCATAATCCGAGCCAAGCGCGCTAGTGAGTCGCGAATAGATAGTTTTGCCATCCGACGAATGATTGATTGACCCACCAGACCTTTTTATGACCAAAGTAATCTTTTCCTGAGCTGCCGGATGATGATCTTTGAACTTTTCATCCCAATTGAGAGTAGTCTCAGGGCTCAGATAAACATGGACTTTGTATGAAAAAGGGCCGCCAGGATCTGAAAAGCTATAATATTTGTCAAGGAACTTATTCACCTCATCGATAATCGGCGCTATCCTAGTACGTTCGGCCTCATAACTCCTCAAATAAACTTCATCATTTCTTTTTTTAGCGTATGTCTTAAAATCATCGACTCGGTTCTTAGTCCAGAAATAAGTCTTAACATTACCCAACAGATTTTGAAGAGCAGGCTTCGACAGATTTATAAGACCTGAATTGTTGAGAAACTCCTCTCTCACTTTATCATCTTCCATCCAACCCATTGCGTAGCTATAAGCTCTCTTGAGTAGCTCATTACCAAGCTTTTGTACATTGCTCGCAGCCGGATGTTCTCTGAACTCCTTCATATACTCAGACTCGCCGGGTCCCGATACTTTCGGGTTCTCCGCTACGTAGGCAACGCCTCGACCATAGGCTGCGGCACCCTGGCCAGTGCCGGAGACCTGACGCATAGGGGCGAATTGATCGAAGTTGTACGGCGAAGCGTGCCACGCTATGATGGGAGCTAGCTTGTTCCGATTGTCAGACATTGTCGGTCGTCTCACCTAATTTTTGTTCACTTACCGACCTTCATCTTTGAAGGGATCGTGATCAATCTCCTTCAGATAGACACCAGGAATGTCTCTGATTTTTTCGCCCTTGATATTATACTGCTCGACTGCCTTGATAAAATCTGGATGGAAAACCACATAGTTGTATGTGGGCTTTCTCGGTACGAACTGTAGACGATGACCATTTTTGTTCAGCCATTCCAGAGCTCTGGATGCCATATCTACTGACTTTTTATCTTTATAATTATTGATCACACCACGATAGAAACGACGCACAGAGTTCACGATGTTATTGCCGTGGTTTTTATAAAGGGTAACAATATCACCAATGACCCAAAAAACTTCAGGATCTACTTTACCTTTTGAATAATCTTCGGAGAAATCCGCTTCAATCTCTTGTTTACCACCATCAAAAACTTTTCTACCGTCAATGAAAATATCGGGATAAATGTGTCCACGACTCCCTTGATCCAAGTACCTAATACCGTGGATGCCATGATTGAATAAAATCTCTGAAGCATCGAAGTTTGAACCATGTTTATCAGCGAGTTGTGAATAAATAGTCTGGCCACTGAGACCATGGATTGAAGAAATATCATGGGATCCTGGAACTATCAATCCAGATTTATCCATAGCTCGGAGAATTTTTTCCTGAGCTCCAGGATGATGATTTCTAATCTCTTCGTTCCAGTCAAGAGTAGTCTCAGGAGACAAATAGACGTGAACCTTATATGAAAAAGGGCCGCCGGTGCCCGGAGACCAACTGAAGTATTTATCAAGGAACTCATGCACCTCATTAGTAATCGATGTCATCTCAGGATAAAGTGAGCGAACTTCGGCATTCATCCTTTTGACGTAAGTTTTGAAATCCTCATTAGGCGCGTTAGCATATTCGTGTACACGATAGTTTACAACTCGATCCATCAAATATTCAAAAGCACGACTTGACAGACTCGCAAGCCCAGAGTTTTTGAGAAGCTTCTCAATTTCTTCGTTGCTTCCTATCCAACCCATCGCATATTTACGGACATGATCCAATGGCTCAGTGCCGAGTTTTTGCTTGTTTCTAACCGCCGAATGACGACTGAACTCCTTCATATACTCAGACTCACCAGGTCCCGATACCTTCGGGTTCTCCGCCACATAGGCAACACCTCGACCGTAGGCCGCGGCGCCCTGGCCAGTGCCTGAAGTCTGACGCATAGGGGCGAACTGATCGAAGTTATATGGGCTGGCGTGCCACGCTATGATAGGGGCGAGCTTGTTCTGACTATTGGACATAACTGAACTTCTCCAATCAACTCCAACTGCTCAACGACCCTCTCCTTTGAACGGGTCGCGGTCAACCTCCCTCAGGTGGACGCCGCTGGGAATGTCTCGGATCTTTTCGCCCCTAATATTATACTGCTCGACCGCCTTAATGAAATCTGGGTGAAAAACTACATAGTTGTAGGTGGGCTTTCGCGGTACGATCTGAATGCGGTGTCCATTTTTATCCAACCAATCCAAATACTCAGCCGCAGAATATGATCTTCCATGACGGATTTCATCATGAAAATGCTTTAGTAGATCATCTATCGATCTCAGATGGAATGGCACATCGAAAAGACTTGAAAAAATAGTGATGGCACGAAAATCTTTAGTATTTGTCTTACCTCTAACTATACCATCTCTAAAACTCTGATCGATCTCATTGTTACCTCCATCATAAACTTTCTTACCATCAAGGAAAATATCAGGCTTAGGATTACGGCTTCCTTGATCCAAATATCTGATGCCATGAATACCGTAGTTGAACAAAGCTTCTGAAGCGTCATAATCTGAATTATATCTGTTAACAAGAACATTATAGATTTTTCTACCTGTGCTAGACCTATAATAATCCTTAGATCCATAATGATTTATCATTTGATCAATATGATTTACATATTTACCAACATCACCGCTCTCGCTATTTGACTCAGTATTCAACACCCGGGAGTTCATTATAGTTTGAAGAATTTTCCTCTCTGCTTCAGGATGATGATCTTTGATCAAAGCATCCCAATCGAGAATAGTCTCCGGGCGCAAATAAACATGAACCTTATACGAAAAAGGGCCGATAGGATCGGGAGATTTATTGAAATACCTGTCGAGGAACGGATGTAGCTCATTGATAATTGAAACCATCCGATTTCGACCAGTCCCGGTAATCGTTGAAAGATCCTGAATATCTTTCTCCTTAGCGTAAGTTTTGAAATCCTTATTTAAACGATCACTTGACCAACGATAAGATCTAATTCTATCCAGCAAATGCTCACGAGCAACATATGACAAATTTGCAAGACCAGAATCTATGAAAATCTTTCTTGCTTCGGAGTCATAAATTACACCAGATGCGTAACTATACATGTTCCGAAGTGGTACAAAACCAATTTTTTGAGCATTATCAATTGACGGATGGTTGGAGAACTCCCTCATATACTCAGACTCACCAGGTCCTGATACTTTCGGGTTCTCCGCCGCATAAGCGACACCACGCCCATAGGCCGCAGCACCCTGACCGGTGCCCGAAACCCGGCGCATAGGAGCAAATTGATCGAAGTTATATGGACTGGCGTGCCACGCTATGATGGGAGCGAGCTTGTTCTGGTTGTCGGGCACAGTTAGTCACCCCCGACCAACCTCATAAAGGTCTGGACAGACTTGTTGTTTCTAATCATATCAGCCACTTGTGGAAAACCGGACAAGTGTTTCAAGTATTCTTTGTTAAACACGATGTACTTAGTAGCCTTGCCAACATCCGGATAATTCAGCTCAAGGCCACCATCAGGCAAAACCTTGGGTGTTACACCACCAAAGACTTCTGGCGGGATCTGTCTGATCAACATCCTGATCAACGTAGGTCCCCCAAAATGCAGATGTGGTACAATGAACCCGCGCTTTTTAGCTGCGGCAGCTAATGGGCTAGACACGGCACCCCAAATCGGAGAACCCTCAGATAGCAAGTCGTTGGCACCCTTGAGAACCGATCTTGGGCTACCCGCCGCGCCAACCAGTTTCTTGAGTCCGCTGCGCTGCGGGCGCACAGCGATAAACCCCTCGTCATCACCGTAGAACTGCCAGTTCTGAGCGCGGCTGTCAAACTTAGGACGATCCCACGACTGGCCGGTTTCACGCTGATAAGAGTCCCGAAACATGTCGTACATTCGATTTCGCTGGTCCGGACTCATATCACTATAAGTCCACGGACCAGCTCTTCTCATCAGCGGGTTATCGCTCATTTCTTAGCCACCATTACAACCTGCAGGTACTTGCCCTTGCGGTTCGGATCGGGAAGATACCACTCACCATCTGCCGCCTGGCGAAGACCTTCGATCAACGGAATGTCAGCTTCTTCCTGGTGACCTTCCGCATTGCTGCCGTCTACGCCGTTGGCACCGTTGGCTCCATTGAGACCGCCAGCCCTCTGTTCCAGGAGACGACGGTAAAGTGCCGCCGTCTTAGGAGCATACTTCATGTAGTCTTCTGCCATCTCTGTTCTCCTTTCAAAAAGATTATACATCAAGATCCGACCTGAAGAAACTGTCCAGGATTGTCCGGATCCGGGATCATACTCTTACCTTCTCTCAGACCTTCAATGGCCTGAGGAAAAGTAGCAGGTTGGATATTTGGTACGTATTCATTTACAGATCCTAAGGGTTGTGATAGATCTTGAACATTCTGGCCGCTAGGTTCGCCCAAAGCACTCGGAACACCTGAGCTGTCCTGAATACCCTGACCGCCATCTTCCAAGTTATTGAGATTGTCAATCAATGGTTGGGCCAGAGGCGGAGGTTGCTGACCCAGAGCCTGGCTCACGCCGGGCGGAACAAGGGGCGGATCGAGGAAAGCCCGTGCCGTATTCTTCACCGCTTGCATGTTGTCGTTCTGCATCTCCACCAGGAGCTTGGCCAGAATTGGCTTGATAATCTCACCCAAGGCCACCGGATCATTGATTATAGATAGCAGCTTCGAGAGTCGATCTGTTTCTGCCTTGTAAGCTTCGATGGCTTTCTGCTCCTGCTGAGCTTTGATTTCACTAGTTTTGTTAGCCAGTTCTTGGATCGAAATGGCCAAACTGGCCTTGAGGTTCTCAACTTGCTGCTGCAACGCCAAGACCTCGGGTGGCGGAGCTTCGCCCAGCGCTTGCAACGGCACCATCCGCTTGAGACGTTCCGCTGCTTCGTCCGCCATGGGAAAGTCACCAGCCTTCAACAGAATATCTCCGATCAGCTGCACCAGCTCAGGACGCTGAGAAATGATCTGCGCGAAGGCGTTGAAAGCCTCCTGACGCCGGGTAGCGTAGTTCGGGCCTACGTCAGCCTGAACTTCATAACGTCCAATAGACGGATTGAGGATCTTTTGAACGACCATCTGTTTAGCCGCTTGTTGAGGATTTGGCGTACCATTCTCAACAAGCGCTTGCTTCTGCAACGGATCAATCTGTATTTGACTCTCAGTACCGTCCTCAGAAAGAATCCTCAAAACTCGTGGAGTATCATAAATCTTAGGAATCAGATCAAGAAGAATTTTGCCGGTGAACCTAATGCCAGTCGCCAAATTGTCGATGTAGTGATATGTCGCTTTGTGACCTGTGCGCTGACGTTCTTGAATGGCGATACCGGTCTTTTCGTCACCCTTGTCTCCGAGCGTAGCCTCGTACTGCCCGGAGACTGCCATCATCTCTTGGTTAGAGACCATCAACCCTTGAATGTAAGCCTGCGGCATCTGCACAGGCTCTTGGCGCCTGGGAGGATCTAGTTTCCGTCCCTGATCATCATAAGCATTATAAGGAAGAAACGCATGGTTGACCCTGTTCGCTGTCTCATAGTAGGTCTCGTACCCCTCGATCGCCTCAGCAGCACCGATGTACGGAGTCTTGGACTGAAGAGCTACGTTCTCAACTGCTGAAGAACTCCAATAGTTGTACATCCTCTGTGGATCCTTCAGAGCACGAACGTGGCCCTTCCGGTCCAACCTTCGCTCAATGATAGTTTCTTCACCAATCACTCGAACGATGGGAATGTAAATACCTGGCCAGATCTTAGTTTCCAGAACCTCGTCGCCAGCGATGAGATACCATTCAACATCGTACTTAGTAGCCGTGCGGGTTCTGGTCCGCGGATCACTCTTGATCTGTGCTACGATCTCAGGACTCAAATCGGAAGCCTTGACAATAGTGCGCTCTCCAGTCTCAGGCACGACGATGGATAGAAGTTCTTCCTCCCGCTCTACGCGGCGGAAGTACTCCGCAACCCGAACATGCTTGTCACTCACCCAATTATCTGTGGACTCTAAACCGGCGCCATGAGCTGAGATCTTGTTCTTCCACTTTGGATAAAGACGATCAAACTCACTCTTTGGAATATCCTCAAAAATAAACGCAAACCGCGCATCTGAGCCATCGACTTCGAGAATATCAGGATCAAGATAGACCGAGAAGGGATCACGAATGCGGCGAATGAAGATTTCTTGATCGAACGAGTCGTCTGATACGTAGTCAGTGACCACCCGCCAATAGCCGATGCCGATCTTTACCTGAAACTCTGTAGCCGTGTCGTAGGCGGTCGAAGCATTGGACTGATATTCAATATGGCGGATCAACCCTTCTAGCACTTGGGCAGACTGGTACGTAGCACCGCCGCCGACAGCGCGGATCTTCACAGTCGGCTTATTCTGCTTGCAGTCGTTGATGATCATAAGGCAATGCTGCCTCGTTTTATTGATCGTCAACGACGGGCGCTGATCTGCGTCTCGGGCCTTGAGAATATCATTCGGCCACTGATAACCGTTATCACTGTCAGCCTCAACGAACTTCAGATCATCTAGGTTCAGCCGACGAGTATAAGACTCCCATTCCTTGCACGCCTGGAACCGTTCCTTAGCCTCTTTGAGGATTTTTTCAGCCTTTCGCTTAGGAACAGGCTTAGAAGCTTCGCGATCATCTTCTTGCGACAAATCTTCTGGCTTAGGGCGCTGAACAACGATTGGCTTGAATTCCTCAGGATCCAAGCCTTCACCCTGCGGAACCTCGACATAATCGCTCATGTATCAATGTTCCTCACCACCTGGTCACGACATCCACGCCACGCCTTGCGAAGGTGGTAGAATAGCAACCTTCTTAGCCGTCATCTGCAAGGATTTTGGTCGAGTTTCTTGGAGAGCCACTGCGAAATATCGAAAAGCGTCAGCCCCATGCGATGCCCAATCGTGAACCGGAGCTCTCTTGAAAATTCCAGCTGTCGAGTCCATCTCGTACCGATAGTGAGTCAAGCACTGCCAACCGTCTTGGGTCTTCTCCTCATCAAAGACACAAGACCCGAAGATAGTACGGGCGGCGTTGATACCATCTTCCACGCTGATATTCGGAACAATCCGCACCTTGAACCCAGCCGCCCGCATCTGACCTTCGATCGACAACGGGTGGACGATCGTTTTGGACTGGGCGTCGTGGGGAAGCCAGTGAGTATCGTAAATGTACGGCTTCGATTGCAGGACCTTCATATAGTGTCCGATGGCCTGCTGGTTGTCTGAGTAGTAATCAATGAGCCGCCGTTCATAGCCGACAACTTGGGCGAACCAGATGGCGGTGTGATCAGAGCGCCCAAGGTCCCAGAACGTAGAAACAGGCTTACTCTGGTCATACGGCACCTTAGTTCTACGCCCCTCCTCCAGAACTTTGCGGATCTCCTTAGCGTAGACAGCGCCCACCAAAGTTTGAATACACTGACCTTCCCACACATGAAGCCATGTGTCAGGATCACGTTCTTTCAAAGTTTCCATTTCTTGACGTAGTACATCCGGGAACCACGGATTGTCGCGCCATGTCATTTGGACCACTATTGCATCTGGCGGAGGATGTTTGATGAAACGAATGTATGTTTCATCAGTCTCTAGCTCTGGGTTGAAACTCACCCAGATTTCCGAGTTCTCCTTACGAATAGTAGGGATCAAAATATCCCAGCTGCGTTTTGAAACGTTTACCGCCTCCTCAACCCATACAATATCCACACCCTCAAAAGACTTGAGAGAGTTGACATTATTTCTCAAGCCTGCAAAAACAAACTCAGAACCATTCTTACCGACGATCTTAGTTTGTTGAACGTCGTAGAAAGCTGAAAGACCAAGCTGGTTGATCTGAAGCTCAAGAAGCTGGTGAACAGACTCGGCGATAGAGTTCTGAAACTCTCGAGCGCAAAGAACCCTAGTGGGGCGCGACGCTGCTATGATCAATAGAGCTCGTGCGATACCCCAAGACTTGGCAGCGCCTCTCCCGCCGTACAGCACCTTGTACCGCTTGGGGCGAAAAAGAAACTGCAGCTTTTCAGGAAACTCTGCTGAGATCTGCATAGCTATCAAGGACACTCAACAATGGAAAGATCCCCGCCTGAAGAAACTTGAATAACATGAATCACATCTCCTGGCGTAACGCCGATATACTCCACAACTCCAGCTGGAAGAAGAATTGAGCTAGCCGTTGCCGGCTCGCCAAGCCTGTAACGACAACTGGCTGTAGCGGCGAGACGCACAACTCTGACTCCATCACTGATAGGGGCGGATGCTACTGACGACGGACCAAACGTCAGATTTTGGATCGTGGGACCTGGACGAATGATGTTCGCCGTGGCATTGTTGCTGTCGCGAGCGAAACCCATAGTCTCTCACTCCTTCTTGTTTGGAACGAAGACCACAGCAATTCCAGTTGGAAGCTCATCGCCGTCAGGTCCAGTGTGATTGATCTGTTGGGCCGGACGACCATCCAGACGGTCAGCAACTTCCTTGATTGCCCATGGATCTCCGTTGAGAGCAGCGATCGCAAGCTTCTCCGCGATTTGATGGAGGCGGATCTTCCCTTTGTGAGGACCTGACTCGATAGCGCGATGAATGGCAAGATTGAGCGCATCTGCGAACGGGCGCTGATACCTGCCTGCCGGCTTTGAGTCCTTAGACCCTGGCGGGCGACCTGTCATTTTTTCCACCCTAAGCCGTTGTTCGACTACTTCTTACTCAGCTCACGCATCGCGGTGCTGAGCGAATTGAAAGACGCCCCTTTCGGGGCGCCTCCTGTCTTCGGCTTCAAGCCAGCAATGGAGAGATCAGGTCGTTTGTCAGTGAAGATCTCTCTGCACTCGAACCCATTCTGGGGAGAATAGGTTTCACGTGACACAATGTACCCGTTCTCGATCCTACGGATCCTGACAGCCTCTACGTTGTCACGCTTCGGCATAGTGATCCCTCTGACTCTTGGCATGATCTCTCCAATTTGATCAGAGTTCAGCGGATGCTACAATCAAACCAGAACCGCCGTTGCCCTCCAGCGTAACAGCCTGACCGACAGTATTGGCCGCGTTGCCGGTGAGAACTCCGGTAGTCGGCGTGCTGGGAGCTGGTGTGAGTGTTACCGCAATCGGTGTACCAGCCACATTGATGCGGAAGGTACCTGCCACCGGAATGCTCATGGTCGGCGCAACTCGCATCATTGGCGTGAGCGGCAGCGAAATCTTCTGCGCGGAAGCGCCCGTCGCCTGGCCGACAGCGATGGCAACAGTGGCAGCCGGTTCAGGCCACGACTGCGCGTAACGCCGGCACAGCATAGCCTCG